TGCCCGGAGGTGATAGCCCGGGACGAAGAGCCGGACCCCGCTGACGCGGGTCCGGCTTTTTCTTTTTGCCGGGGGCTGTGCCGGGCGAAAGCCCGAGGCGAGCCATATCGAACCCTCCTACTGGGCGCGGGACTTGGGACACTCCCGCGTCTGGCAGAGCCCCCGGAAAGACGCGCGAAAGGAGCGAGGCACATGACCGAGAAGACATACACGACGGCAAGGGAGCTTCGCTCCGCGATCGACCGGTATTTCGCGTCGATCTGCTACACGGAGCCTGTAACGCGGCAGGTGCCGGTCACGGAGGACCGCGAGTTCGTCCGGAACGGCGAGCGCGTGACGATGACCGTCCCGGTGCTCGACAAGTACGGGCACCAGCTGATGGCGATCGAGCCTGTGATGCGCGGCAGGAAGCCCCTGATGCGCGAGGTCTGGATCAAGCCGCCGTGTATGCCGGAGCTGCTGGAGGCGCTGCGCGTGAGCGAGGCAAGCTGGCGCGCGATGCGCAGCACGGACGCGCTCGCGGCGACGTGCGCGTACGCCGGGGGGCGAATCGAGATCTACAACATCCAGCGGCTCGACAGCAGCGCCGCGAACGGCGCGAAGTTCCACCTCGAGCGCAAGTTCGGGTGGGGCGAGAACGAGGAGCGTGACGACGGCGTTGCGCTGGTGCTGCCGGAGGAGGCGGAGAAATGGGCAAAATGACACTCGATTTCTCCAAGCTCTCCGACAAGCAGGATGCGTTCCTCCGCTCGGAGGCGCGCTACACGGCTTACGGCGGCGCGCGCGGCGGCGGAAAGAGCTGGGCGGTGCGTGCAAAGTCAAAGCTGCTGGCGGGCAAATTCCCGGGCATCAAGATCCTGATCGTCCGAAGGACGTATCCGGAGCTGCTCAACAACCACATCGAGCCGCTTCGGGCCGAGCTGAACGGCGTGGCAAAGTACACGCAGGCGCGCAAGACGCTCACTTTCCGCAACGGCTCGACGATCCGCTTCGGCTACTGCGCGAATGATTCAGACGTGCTTCAGTACCAGGGCGCGGAGTACGACGTGGTTTTCATTGATGAGGCGGCGCAGCTTAAAAAGGAGTGGCTCGACGCGATCGACGCGACCGTCCGAGGCGTCAACGACTTCCCGAAGCGCACCTATTACACGCTCAACCCGGGCGGGCAGAGCCACGGATACTTCAAACGGCTCTTTATTGATCGTCAGTTTGAGGAGGACGAGCACCCGGAGGACTACGCCTTTATCCAGGCGCGCGTGCAGGACAACAAGGCGCTGATGGAAAAGCAGCCGGAGTATCTTCAGACGCTTCAGAAGCTGCCGGAGAAGCTGCGCAAGGCGTGGCTGGAGGGCAGATGGGACATCTATGAGGGACAGTTCTTCGAGGACTTTATAGACAATCCCGAGGGCTACCGGACACGGCAGAACACGCACGTGATCGAGCCGTTCGCGCCGGACCCCGGCTGGACGATCTGCCGGAGCTACGACTTCGGCTACGGAAAGCCCTTCTCCTGCGCGTGGTGGGCGGTCGACTACGACGGCGTGATCTACCGCATCCTCGAGCTGTACGGCTGCACCAGAGAGCCCAACACGGGTGTCAAGTGGTCGCCGGATGAGCAGTTCGCGCGGATCGCGCAGATGGAGCGCGAGCACCCGTGGCTCGCAGGAAAGCAGATCACCGGCGTTGCGGACCCGTCCATCTGGGACGCTTCCCGCGGCGAGAGCGTGGCGCAGACGGCGGCAAAATACCGCGTCTACTTTACGCCAGGCGACAACAAACGCATCCCGGGGTGGATGCAGTGCCACTACCGGCTGCAATTTGATGAGAACGGCTATCCGCGGATGTACGTATTCAACACCTGCAAGGCATTTCTGCGGACGATCCCTCTGCTGATCTATGACGAGCACAAGGTCGAGGATCTCGACACGAGCATGGAGGACCATGTGGCGGACGAATGGCGGTATTTCTGCATGAGCCGCCCGGTCAAGCCGCTGCGGGCGGTGCCGGACAAGCCGGTCTGGGCGGACCCGCTGAACATGATGGAGGGAAGCAGATGAAGTATCCGGAGCTGAGCGCCCCGACGCAGGAGCAGCTCGTGACCGACACGTTCGCGGGCTACAACCACAATCTGAGGATCGCGGACGGCGAATTTTACGAGACGGAGAATCTGACGTCGGACTTCTATCCGCTGCTGTCGCAGCGGGCGGACCGGGCAATGGTCGGAGACTTTACAGGGCTTCAGGGGCTGCTCGCCAAGGACGCGCTGGCGTGGATCACAGACGGCGTGCTCTATTACAACGCGCAGTCGATGAGCCCGTACATGGGCGGCGTGACGCTCACGGCGGGCGAGAAGCAGATGGTGTCCATGGGCGCGTACATCTGCGTGTTCCCGGACGGCTGGTACTTCAACACAGAGGACTACACGGACAACGGCTTCATGGGGCACGTGAACGCGGTGAGCTGCGCGCAGACGGCGCTGACGATCAAGGTCTGCACCGTGGACGGGCAAACCATCACGATCGCGTACCGGCAGCAGGCGACGCCGGACAGCCCCGAGAGCGACGCGTACTGGCTCGACACCGGCAAGCATGAGCTCAAGCAGTGGAGCGCGGTGCAGAGCCAGTGGGTGACGATCCCGACGGTGTACGTAAAGCTCGAGGCGAACGGCATCGGGGCAGGATTCAAGCAGTATGACGGCGTGCAGCTCTCGGGGCTGACCGGCTCTGATCAGGTCCTGAAGCTCAACGGTTCGCACGTTTTGCAGGACGTCGGGGACAACTACCTCGTGATCATCGGCATCCTCGACGCGGACGCGGAGCAGACGACGGGCACCGTCAAGGCGGCGCGCGTCGTGCCGGAGATGGACTACATCACCGAGGGCGGGAACCGCCTCTGGGGCTGCCGGTACGGCGTATCGGGCGGAAAGACCGTCAATGAGCTGTACTGCTGCAAGCTGGGCGACTTTAAGAACTGGGAGTGTTATCAGGGCGTTTCGACCGACTCCTGGCGCGCAAGCTGCGGCACGGACGGACGCTTCACCGGCGCGGCGACGCTGGCAGACAGCCCGATCTTTTTTAAGGAGGACTGCTTCCACCGCGTGTATCCCAGCGCCCAGGGCGCGCACCGGGTCGTCGAGCAGAAGGCGCGGGGCGTCCAGCGCGGGAGCGAAAGGAGCCTCACGGTCATTGCGGACCGGCTCTACTACAAGGCGCGCGACGGCGTGTGCGTGTACGACGGCTCTCTCCCCTATCTGATCTCGGACGCATTCGGGACGGAGCTGTACCGCAGTGCCGCGGCTGGCGGCGTGCGCGGGAAGTATTACATCTCGATGCAGGACAGCGCGGACGCCTGGCACCTTTTCGTGTACGACACGAGCCGGGGCTTCTGGCTCCGGGAGGACAGCCTCCACGCGACGCGCTTCGCGGCGCTGGACGACGAGCTTTATATGCTGCGCGCGGACGGGCGGCTTCTGACCGCCTACGGCTCCGGAGGAACGCAGGAGGTCTCGTTTCAATGGTCGGCGACGACCGGGATCATGACCTGCGGGCTCGTCGGAAAGAAGTATGTGACGCGGCTGAATCTGCGGATGCAGCTCCCAAGGGGCAGCAAGTGCGATTTCTGGATCGAATATGACTCCAGCGGGCAGTGGGAGCACGCCGGGCATATGGACGGATGGGGCACAAGGACCTTCCTTCTGCCGGTCAAGCCGCGCAGATGCGACCATCTGCGGTTCCGGCTGACCGGGACGGGGGCATTCAAGCTCTTTTCCATCGGGCGCGTGCTGGAGGAAGGCAGCGACGGATAAAACGGTGTCAGACTTTGACACCGGAGGAGGAACGGCATGGCAGAAGACAACATGACACAGATCGCGGATATCGTAAGCCAGGACAGCGCGGCGGCGCAGCCCATCGGGCTGGCGCAGATCCGCGCGGCGATGGAAACGCTCAAGAAATACAAGACAGGCAAGTCGGCGCTCGAGCAGCGCGTGATCGCCTGCGAGCAGTGGTGGAAGCTCCAGCACTGGCAGGAGATGAGTCCGAGCGGCAACCCGTATGACCCACAGTGGCGGTCGGCGTGGCTCTTTAACGTCATCATGGGGAAGCACGCGGACGCGGTCGCCGCGTTCCCGGAGCCCGCGATCCGACCGCGCGAGCCGGACGACCGGGCGGAGGCGGCGATGCTGACCAGCATCGTGCCGGTGATCCTCGAGCAGAACGACTTCGAGGAGGTCTACTCGGATTCGTGCTGGACGAAGATGAAGCAGGGCACGCTTGTATGGGGCGTGTTCTGGGACAACGCCAAGCTCAACGGGCTGGGCGACGTGTCGGTCCGGGAGATCGACATCCTCAGCCTCTTCTGGGAGCCGGGCGTGACCGACATCCAGAAAAGCAAGAACCTGTTTTTTGTCGAGCTGGTCGACAACGAGGTGCTCAAGCAGCGCTATCCGCAGGTGGGCGACACGCTGCGCAGCGACAACACCTTCGTGTCGAAGTACAAGACGGACGATCAGGTGGACACGACGAACAAGTCGCTCGTCGTGGACTGGTACTACAAAAAGCTCGTGGATGGGAAGAGCGTGCTGCACTTCTGCAAGTTCGTCGGCGAGGTCGTCCTCGCAGCGACGGAGAACGACCCGCAGATGCAAGGCGGGCTCTACGACGACGGCGAGTATCCGTTTGTGGTGGATGCGCTGTTCCCCGTCAAGGGGTCTGTCGCGGGCTACGGCTACATCGACATCGGCAAGAGCGCGCAGGAGCAGATCGACCTGCTTAATCAGGCGATCCTCAAGAACTCGGTGATGGCGTCGACGCCGCGCTGGTTCATCCGGTCGGACGGCAGCGTCAACGAACGCGAGTACGCCGACTGGCGCAAGCCCTTCGTCCACGCGGACGGCAATCTCGGGCAGGACAGCGTGATGCCGATCACGGTCAATCCCCTGTCCGCAAACTACATCAGCGTCATTCAGAACAAGATCGAGGAGCTCAAGTGGACGACCGGCAACACGGACGTCAACAACGGCTCGGTCTCCTCCGGCGTGACGGCGGCAAGCGCCATTGCGGCGCTTCAGGAGGCTTCGGGGCGGAGCTCGAAGGACGCGACGCGCTCGGCATACAGAGCCTACGCACGGCTCATCCGCATGGTGATCGAGCGCATCCGGCAGTTTTATGACCTGCCGCGCAAGTTCCGCATCCGCGGGCAGCTCGGCGCGGACGAATATGTGACGTACTCCAATCAGAATCTCAAGCAGCAGGAGCTGCTGGGGCTGGGCGGCGACATCACATGGCGCAAGCCGGTCTTTGACATTGAGGTCTCGGCGCAGAAGAGCTCGGAATACACGCGGCTCAGCCAGAACGAGCTGGCGATCCAGTTCTATCAGCTGGGATTCTTCGACCCTGCGCGGACCGATCAGGCGCTGGCGGTGCTGGACATGATGGACTTCGACGGCAAGGACGAGGTCGCGCAGAAGATCGCGCAGAACGGGACGCTCCAGCAGGAGCTGGCAAGCTGGCAGCAGATGGCGCTGGCTCTGGCGGAGCGGATCGACCCGGCAATGGCTGAGGGGCTTGCACAGCAGATCCTCGGCGCAGATGCGCAGGCGCAGGAACCGGGCGGCTCACAGCAGCCCGCAAAGCTCGAAGACGGCAGCGCGGACGCGGAGGCGAAGAACGTCACCGATGCGCGCGAGCAGGCGCAGAAGAGCTCTCAGCCACAGTAACACATTGGTATAGTACGCGCGCAGGCGCGAGGCTATAAATTCACGGGATCGCCCACCGACGGGCAGAAAGGAGCGTTATGCTTCGCAAATTCCATTTTCAGTTTTTCGCCGCCGACGGCGGCACGGGCAGCAACGCGGCACCCGCCCAGCCGAATATGAGCAGCACCCCGGTCACGACCCCGAACGGTCCGACCGGCGACCCGACAGGTCCGCAGGGCAGCCCGGGCTTCCCCCCGACCGGTCAGACCGCGCCCGTCGCTCAGGCGCAGGAGGAAAGCTTTGAAAGCCTCATCAAGGGGCGGTACAAGGCGGACTTCGACCAGAGAGTTCAGAAGGTGGTCAATGACCGGCTGAAAAGCACCAAGCGCACGATCAGCAGGTTTGCCCCCATCCTCGACGTACTCGGGCAGCAGTACGGCATCGACGTCTCGGACCCGGACAAGGTCGACTATGACGCGCTGACCAGACGGCTGACCGACGACAAGCGCCTTTATGAGGCGGAGGCAATGGAGAAGGGCATCCCGCTGGAGACCCTGATGCATATGAAGCAGGTGGAGCGTCAGAACGCGGCGCTTCAGCGCGAGAACGCAATGGCGCAGGGCGAGATGCAGCGGCGTGAGGAGTTCGACCGCATCGTCCGGCAGTTTGCCGAGGTGCAGGCGATCTATCCCGGCGCAGATCTGGCGCAGGAGCTGGCAAACCCGGATTTCGGGCGGCTGGTCTCCAACGGCGTCCCGGCGCGGACGGCGTATGAGGTGCTGCACAAGGCGGAGATCGACGCGGCGAAGGCGCGCGCTGTGGCACAGGGCGCGCAGCTTCAGGCGGCGGCAAGCATCCAGGCAAACGGGATGCGCCCGCAGGAGGCGGCTGCTGCGGCAGGAGCCGGGACACCAGTCCAGTTTGACCCCAGCAAGCTCTCGAAGAAGGAACGTGAAGAAATCCGACGAAGAGTACAGCGGGGCGAAACAATCGTATTTTAACGAGCGCGCCCCGGGAAAGGGGCTAAATGAAGTTTAACATTTTTGCAATGAAGCATGGTTTCCTCGCGCCGGACGCCGGTACGCTGGTGAACGCGACGGATACCTACGTAAACGCATACACGGGCGACAAGACGGCGTTCAGCGCACCGAACGACCTGTCGTCCGCGATGAAGACCTACTACGACACGGAGCTGCTGGAGAATGCGCGCCCGAACTTCGTGCACGCGCAGTTTGCCCGCAAGCAGGCGCTGCCGAAGGGCAGGGGCAAGAAGGTCGAATGGCGCAAGTGGAACACGCTTGCGGACGCCTCGGCGCTTCAGGAAGGCGTCATCCCGACCGGTCAGAAGTTCGGTCAGTCGAGCATGGTCGGCGCGATCCTCCAGTACGGCACCTATGTGACCGTATCGGATCAGCTGGAGCTGCACTCGATCGACGACGTGATCCTCGGCGCAACGGAGGAGCTCGGCGCTTCCGCCGGTACGACGCAGGACAAGCTCGTGCGCGATGTGCTGGCAGCCGGTACGAACGTACAGTACGCCGACAAGATCGGCACGGGCGATGTACATACAGCCGTGACCACGCGCTCCGGCATGGACACCACGTCCAGACTGACGCCGACGGAGGTCAACAAGGCGGTCACGACGCTCAAGAAGCAGCACGTGCCGACCATCAACGGCAAGTATGTCGCGATCATCCACCCGTCCGTGGCGTATGACCTGCGGCAGAGCAAGGAGTGGATCGAGGCGCACAAGTACGCGTCGGTCACGGAGCTGTTCAACGGCGAGATCGGCGAGCTGCACGGCGTGCGCTTCATCGAGACCACGGAGGCGAAGATCTGGAACAACAGCACGTGCCCGGTCAAGACGGCTGCCGGGAGCGGCGGAACGCCCGCCGCGACCTATTACAGCGTGTATTCGACGCTGTTCCTCGGCAAGGACGCCTTCGGCATGATCGACCCCGAGGGCGGCAGTCTTGAGATGATCATCAAGACCAGGCGCGAGGTCGGCGGACCGCTCGACCAGTTCTCGACGCTCGGCTACAAGTTCTCGACAGCGACGAAGATCCTGTATCAGGAGCGGATGCTGCGCGTGGAGAGCCTGTCCGAGTATTCGGGCACGGACGAGGCGAACTAAGGAGGACATTGCATGGCAGAGGTAAAAACCACAAAGCAGGCGGGGACGAAGAGCGTCTTTCTGCCGAGAGCTTCGGAGACGGAGCAGCAGTTTGAATTTGTCTGCGTGAACGGCAAGGCATACCAGGTGCCGCGCGGCAAGCCCGTTGAGGTGCCGCTGGCGGTCGCGGAGGTGCTGGAGCACGCGCAGATGCAGGAGACGGAGCTTTTCGAGCGCGTGAATGCGCTGCAGAAGGAAAGCAAATGATAAGAGGGGCGCATCCGCGCCCCTTTTTCAGAAGAAAGGGAGGCTGTGAGCATGACCATTCGAGAGGCGATCGAGACCGTAGACCGGCTCACGCCGAATCAGTATGAGAACATCGACAAGGTCCGCTGGCTGAGCGAGCTGGACGGCGTCGTTTATCTGGAAATAGAGCAGGCGCACGAGACGGGAAATCCCGTGTGCGAGCCGTGGGTCCGGACGCGCGACCCGCTGGACCGGGAATGGTGCGGCTGCAAGGCGGTGTCAGAGTCTGACACCGAAGCATTTACCGGGTATCCGGAGACGGTAGACCTGGACACGCGGCTGCGCATCCCGCATCCGTATGACGAGATCTACCGGTGGTATCTGGAGATGAAGATCGCGGACGCGAACGGAGAGATGATCCGGTATAACAACGCGATGACGAAGTACAACGCCTACTACACGGCGTATCAGGGCTTTTACAACCGCAGCAATATGCCGAAGATGCTCGCGACGCACTTCCGGCTCTGAGGTGCGCGATGGGAAGCCTGACATTACAGTATCCGCCGATGAGCGGCGGAAGCACGCAGGAGCAGCTGGAAGGGCTGCGGCGGTATCTCATCCAGCTGACGGATCAGCTCGGCGGGGCAGACTGGTCGGCGCAGACGGTCCTTCATCCGATCTCGCGGGCGATCGACGCGGACAGCCTCCGCGACGGCGAGCGGCGGACGGAGCTGGAGGGCTTCGCGGCGCTCAAGTCCCTCATCATCAAGACGGCGGACTACGCGGCGGAGAACTCGGAGACCTTCCGGCTGAAGCTCAGCGGGAACTATGTTGCGGTATCGGACTTCGGCAAGTACTGGCAAAACGCGACGATGACCGTGGACGGAAACGAGTTCGGCATCCGGCAGCTCTATGATTTCTCGGCGGGCGTCAACAACAAGTTTACCGTCGACTCAAAGCAGTACGTCAAGACGGGGCTTTTGTACTTCGACGGCGTGAAGCCCGTCTACGGCGTGGGCGTCGGGAACATCGCGACGACGGTCGCAAACGAGAGCGAGGTCATCGACAAGACACAGAACGAGCTTGTGACCGTCACGCCGGGCAGGGTCAGCTTCTGGCAGGGCGGGAGCGAGGTCGCATATCTGGCGGAAAAGAAGCTGCACTTCCCTTCCGGGACGCTGGAAGCGTATGGCGCGGTGCTGAGCGGCACGGTCACGGCAGCTGCCGGGTCGAGCTTCGGACCGTGGACGCTCTCGGAGTCGAGCCTGTACTACGCGGACAACACGTGGGGCGGCGCGGGGCTTTATTTCGGCACAAGCGGGCTTTCCATCAAGGATGCGTTCAAGGTGGATGCGAGCGGCAAGCTGACCGCGACGGGCGCGGACATCTCGGGCACGATCCGGGCAAGCGACCTGCTGCTCAGCTCCGGAGGCGGCTATACCTCCATCCAGATGCAGCTGAACTCGCTGATAGACGATGTGTCGGAGCTGTCGGCGCTGGCGGAGGCGGTCAGCGTGGACCGGTACGGGTCGCTGACGTCGCTCGATCTGAACATCGGCAGCCGTGGCTACATCAGCATCACGGGCGCATCGACCGCGTCGTCGGCGCTGGAGCTGTTTTCGTATGGCGCAGTGCGTATCCTTGCAGACAGCGGCTCGGTGTATCTGGCGCTGAGCGACAACAGCGCGTACATCCAGATCTCCGCCAGCGGGGCGGTCAGCATCAAGGGAACAAGCCTCACCTTCAACGGGGCGAGTATTGCATAGGAGGGACACGGAATGGTGCAGGAGGTCAACGCGCTGCGGCAGAAGATCGTCGAAGCGCTGAATGAAGCGAAGCTGCCGCCCATTGTGGCGGCGCTGGTGCTGGATAACATCCGGGCGGAGCTGAAGAGCCTCGTCGATATGCAGGCAGCGGCAGAGGCGGTGGCAGACGCCACGCCCGCACCCGCGCAGGAGAAGGAGGTGCCGAAGGATGGCGCTGTACAGAGTAAACAATGACGGAAAGGCGCCCGCGGGGCTCGGCGTCGGGGACGAGGTCGTCACCGGGGGCGGGACGTACCGCATCACGGGCGTCAATGCGGACGGGACGTATAAGTCGGAAAAGAGCAACGCCGGGCAGACGACCGGGACGTATAAGGGCAGCTATTCGACGCGCGACACGATGGGCGGCTACTCGGACTACACCGCCGGCAGGATCGGGCAGTTGGAAAGGGGCTACTCCCCTTCCGGCGCGGTATCGCAAGCGAAGGCGTATCTTCAGCAGGTGCAGAAGAACAAGCCCGGCGCGTACCAGTCGCGCTGGGACGAGGAGCTCAGCAGCCTGTACGACCAGATCACGAACCGCAAGCCGTTTCAGTATGACCTGAACCAGGACGCACTGTATCAGCAGTACAAGGAGCAGTATCAGCGGCTCGGGCGGCAGGCGATGCAGGACACGATGGGTCAGGCGGCGAGCCTCACGGGCGGGTACGGCTCGACGTACTCGGAGCAGGTCGGGCAGCAGGCGTACAACGCCTATCTTCAGAGCCTGAACGACATCGTGCCGGATCTGTATGACCGGGCGTACAGCCGGTATCAGGACGAGGGGCAGGACCTCTACAACCGGTACGGGCTGGTCAGCGACCGGGAAAATCTGGACTACAGCAAGTACCGCGACACGGTATCCGATTATTACAGCGATCTCGCGGACGCGCGCAGCGCCTATGACTCGGAATGGAGCCGGGACTACACGCAGTATTCCGACCAGCTGAGCTACTGGCAGAAGAAGGCGGCGCAGGAGCAGGAGCTGTCTCTTGCGGCGCAGAAGGGCTCCGGCAGCGGGAGCGGCGGCTCGGGCGGACAGAAGAGCTATACATCGGACTATTACAAGATGAGCAAGACCGGGCAGAACAATTACCGCTTCAGCGACGTCGGCACGCTTTACACGGACGCGCAGCTGAAGGGCTTCCGGCAGACGGTCAGCATGAACCGGTCGAACGCCGGGCGGGCGCAGCTCATCAAGGACGCGCTGGACGAGGGCAAGATCACGGAGGAGCAGGCGGAAAGCTTCCTCCGGAGCTACGGCATCATCCAGTAACGGAGGGACACGATGGCGATCAACTGGAAACAGGTCAGGACGGCGGCGAAGCGGCAGGACCAGCAGCAGATCCGCGGGCGCACGGCGGCGGGCGTATCTGTCCTGCAGACGCAGACACAAGCTTCCGCACAGGGGCGTATCGACTGGGACGCTGTAAAGGGCAATGCGCAGCTGCTCGACCAGCAGCAGGCGCACTCGCAGCAGCAGAAAAACGCCTATGAGGAGGCGTATGAGCGGTACAAGCAGGCGGTAGAGACCGTACAGCATGACCAGCAGAGCGGATATAGAAGGACGCAGGAGCTCAAATGGCGGCAGTCGACGCCGTATCACGATCAGCTCAGCGGATATAAGCGGACGCAGCAGCTCAAGGAAGGGCTGCGCAAGGCATCGCCGGAGTATCAGGCGGCAGCCAAGACCACGCAGCAGGATCAGGCGCGCGGGATGCAGCGCACGTCTCAGGTGCTGGGGCAGCAGATCGCGCAGCTGGAGGAGGAGCAGGCGGACAGCCACTTCCGCGATTATCAGTATGAAAACGGGAAGGCGGTAGACGCGAAGGGTCCGGCGGAGCTTCAGGGGGAAATCGATGCGCTGAAGAGCCGGCGCGCTCAGATTGACAAGACGGTGTCCGGGCGTGTTGGCGAATATGCAGAGGACCTTGGGCGCGGATTCTTCAAGGGCGGCTTCGAGCAGTGGACTGCTGGGTTTGAGGGCGCAATGAGCTACCTCGAGCAAGGCGCAAACGGCGCGGCTGCCTGGACGCTGCGTGATCTTTCCAAGGCAATCCCGGATGGTGCGCTCAAGCAGAAAATGCTTGCGCTCGCAAATGATTTTGAGAGCTACTGGACGGGCGAAAGCGAAACCCGTCATGAGGAGCTGGCTCGTCAGCACCGGGAAGAGCTTCAGAAGCTTGAAAACGAGATTGCGGATAAGTATCAAGGCGCTGCGCTTTGGGTGCAGCAGCAGATGCCGTCGGCTGGCAACATGGTCTTTGGGGCGGGCGTAAGCGGTATCCTCGGTGTCAACAACCTTGCGACGCTCGGCGTTACGGCGGGCGGCAGTGCTGCGCTGGACGCCAAGGACAAGGGCGCGACAGACGCGCAGGCGCTTGCCTACGGCGTGGTTGCTGGCGGGCTGGAGGTTTTCTCCGAAAAACTCTTCGGCGGTAACCCGATCTACGACACGGACGCGGGGCTCGTCAACAAGGCGGTCAGCAAACTGACGGACAACAAGACGATCATGCGCATTCTCAACAGCAAGGCGTTTGATATTGCCTCGGAAGGTCTTGAGGAAATCGTGACCGAAGTTCTCGACCCAGTGGCGGAGTGGGCGATCTATAACGGCAGCAATACGGAGTTTGCGGACGCAGAGTCCATTGCGAATGCTTTCCTCGGCGGTGTGTTCCTTTCGGTGCTCGGGAATGTCGCCGATGCTCCGAATCAGATCCGGCAGGCGCGGCAGGAGCGCGTGCTCAAAATCGCAGGACGCGAGCTTGCAGACATTGCCGATACCGTAGACAGCGTACCGGTGCAGGAGGCGGCTCAGGCCATCCGGGATAAGCTTTCCTACGACATTACGCCCGACGCGGCGGACATTGGAGCAGTTCTGGATGCGATGAATCAGGCGAACGAAGCGGTCGATACGGAGCGCGTACAGGCTGCGGTCGAGGCTGAAAATGAGGCGAATGGAGCGGCTCAGAATGCTGCGGACGATGCATCGCAGGCTGCAAACGCTGAAAACGGCTCCAGAGCAGCGGAAAACGAGGAGGCGTTCCGGCTCTACAACCAGGCGGCGGACGCGCGGGACGCCGAGCGCAAGAAAGCCGAAAACGCCTCGCGGGCGCGGTCGGAGGAATACACCGAGGCGGTCAACGACGCAGAGGCAGAAGCTGCGGCTGAGGCTTTTGAGGATCTGACCGAGGAGGAGGTCAAGGGCGCGGCGGACGCGCGGGCACGGCAGGACGCGGAAGCGGCGCGGACGGAGGCACAGTTTGACCGGGAGAGCCGGAACAGCGCGGACCGGGCGCTGAGCGAGGCGGCGGCGCGGTACGGCTATGACGAGCGGATGACGAGCGTGCTGCTCTCCGGCTACGACGGGGCGCAGGACGCGCAGCAGTACGCCGAGCGAGTCAACACGGCGTATGAATACGGAAGGAACGGTTTGAGCCTCACGGCGGCGCGCAGAGCCGCAGAGGGCATCGACGCGGGGCTTGCGCAGGAGGCGTGGAACGCCGGAAGGGAGAGTTTCAATGGCGCAGAAGCAGGAAGCAAGGCTGCTGATGACGGCGGCAAACGGGATGCAGGTATGGGTCCCGGAAAGCAGGCTGGAACAGTGGCAGAAGGCGCAGGCGGCGCAAAGAAGAAGTCCGCAGAAGGGCAGCGCGTCCAGGCGGGACTTGAGCTTGAAAATCGCGTCCGCGCTGCGGGGCAGCCGTACCTGAGCGGAAAGGACATCGGACTGAGCAAGGGCTCGGCGCAGCGGAGCTTCCGCGAAGCGCCGGAAAGCGTCTGGACGGCGGATATGAAGGAGGCTGCCGGAAAACTCCGGCAGGCGGGCTTCACGGAGGTCCACTTCACGGTCGGGTCGATCAGCGTTGAAAACCAGAGGGCGAAGGTCACGCGGTATGTCGACGGAGCTGCCGTGGGCGACACGGTGTGGGTCAACGCGACGGCGAAGAAATGGACCGTCCAGCAGCTGGCAGACCACGAGGCGTTCCACCGGCAGATCCGGGATGTTCCGGGCATGATGGATACGGTGCGGGCGAATTTTGCAGAGCAGCTGGGCGAGGACGGCATTTCGGAGCTTGCGCAGAGGTACGCGGAGGCGTATGAGGGGTGCTATGACGCGGAGGAGATGGAGGCGTACATCGAGGAGATCTGCGCGGACGCCTACGCGGGCATGGACCGGCTCCCGGAGGAGAAGACCCGCATCATCCAGAAAGCCGCCAAGACCGCGCAGGAGGCGCAGCAGGCGGCAGAAAAAACCGGCGGGACACGAGGTCCGCCGGAGAAGTACAGTATCAACAACACAAGACGCCTTTCATGGAAGGCTCAGGTTGATGGTTATTTCAATAATGATGGAAGTATCAGGAGCAGCGATTCGCTTTATCTTGGCGAAAGCGATGTAGCAGGTGTTTTGGATGCGCCGCTCTATATCCCGACAAGCGTTATCAATAAGGCAGTTCGGCAGCCGAAGGGAAGCCGGAGCGCACATGCACTGACGAAGTCGGACATCATGAAACTGGAAAACGGCATTCGCAACGCTCCGGCTGTGATTGTAAACCCGGCAAGAAACGCGGTCGTTTTTGTTACTGAAAACGCAGATGCGTCTGGAAGCTATATTATCGCTTCTTTTGATCTGAATAACAACCTCTTTGGCGAAACCGCGCATAAGGCGACATCCATTCATGGTCAGGTCAACCTGCCAGCTCTTTTTGGAAACCTTGGCACAGACGCGACAATCTTCGTGAAAAATGAAAACAAGCTCAACCAAATGCTGCCCGGCAACCA